TTATTGGATATCAAAAAAGAAAATATTTAGAAAACATTATCAATGATGATGTAAGTCAATACAAATTTTATCAAGGCTTTATACAAGATAAAGGAACACTCAATAGTTTAACTAAATTGTTTGATGCTTTATCTAACACAGATAATGATAGTGTTAATTTTTATGAAGAATGGGCAGTAAGATTAGGACAGTTAGGTTCATCGCAATCTTTTGAAGAAGTTGAGTATAAGCTAGATGAAAGTAAATTTAGATTAAGTCCACAGCCGGTCGAATTAGTACAAACAGTTACAGGTGACGAAACTGATTTAATTTATAGACAAAGACCATTTGAAACTTATTTAAAACCAGATGGTTACGATCATAGTCCTTTTCCAACAAAGTATAAAGATGACGATTACATAGAGACTGCTGGTTATGTCAATAGTGCAGATGTCAAACAAACAGTTGCAAAATATGACGATATTCTAAATTTAACTCTTACAACTTTAAATGTAGGAGATTACATTTGGACAGGAACAAGTAAAACAGATGACTGGGACGTTCTGAAATACGTAAGAACAAATGACAAGGTTGTAAAAGTTACTAAAAATGGAACCACAAATGAAGTTGAAATACAACTTAATAACCAAGCAAATTATGTCAAAGATGATATCATTGGTATTGTTGATGTTGCAGATACTGAAAAGTTTTTCAAAGTATTAAGATCTGAATTAGATACTGTATTCTGTACAGACAATGGTGAAACTTCAGATGTGGAAACTGCAAACGGCTTTGTAACAACATTTACATCTGCAAGAGTTGCCAACCTAGAAGAAGCAAACACAAGATTGTTTGCTGGTGAATTCCAAGTTGGTGAATTACTTTGGGTAGACAATGATAGCACCAACCGTTGGATTGTTTTAAAGAATACACCGCAACACAGCGAGTTACAAGTTATTAGTAACGTTGAAACTGGAGACTCAAGTACAAACTTTGGAAAAGTAATTGGTGCTGATGATAGAAACACAACTCTTGTTGTTGGTGCAAGTGAATCAAACAAGGTTTACATATTCCAAAGAACAAACGATAACACAACTTATAATCATGCACAGACGCTTGATGCTCCTGCAAATTTATACACAGGTGATGGTAAGTTTGGTACAGGGTTAGATATAAGTTCAGATGCTAAATGGATTGTAATTGGAGCACCAAATGCCAGCAACGCAAAAACAAAATTCAAAGGCACATTTGCAAGTAATGTAAGCTACACAGAAAAAGATATTATACAATATCAAGAAAACTTTTGGGAGGCACAATTTCCTATTTCTGCGGCACAGGGAACACTTACTTTTGATAGCTTCTATGATCCTACACAGTTAGCAAAATCAACATGGACAGGCACAGCTTATCCAGAGATAGTTTATGCAATAAGAGGAAATTATAATTTTAATTTGCCAACGGATCATATTTTAGTTAGGGCACCTACTGTTCAATACGAAGGATCAGCAGTAGGAGATACATTAGTATTCAATTGGAAACAATATTCTCAAAACTATCCAAATGGCATTTTACCTTTTGGATCATCAGGACCTGCAATCAGTGAACTTGAAGGAAACAAAATTATACAAGCAAAAGTTGATGCTGTATTATATTTTGATAATCTTTTAAGAACGCCACAGGTAGGAGATCTAATTAGCACAGGATCAGCGATAGGAACTGTAAATGCAATCAGTGTACAGAACGTAAACCAAGCAGTGATTTACATCAGTAACATGAACGGACAGTTTTTAGCAAGTGATTCAGCAACACTTGGTGGCGTAGCAATGGGTACATACACATTGGTAGAACCTGTAAATTCACAAGCGTCATTTGGTGGTTGGTGGAAAATAGATGTTGCAACTTCTTTCAACACAACAGTTAAAACAATTACTACACCACAGTTTGTAATACAGGATATCATCACCCAAAATGAAAGCAAGTCTGCAGAAATTTATTACAACACAATGGATGATGTTTATGCTTTAAACCAAGTTACTGATCCAACCAAAGGCGGAAGGTTAGGACATTTAAGTTTCTACAATAAACAAGGACAGTCAGACATGAGTCCATTCTGGTTCTTTAGAGGACCTAAGGCTTGGACGGATACTTTAAATGTAGCCAATACGTTTACAATGAGAGTAAATGAAATAAGAGGCGGAGCAGGATTAACTTTATATGATCCAGGTGTGCTTGGATTATCTTTCACTTATCTCAATGACACTTTACATACTGTTTATGATTTATGGGACGGATTTGTTGATGTAACATTTACAAATTTTGACAACAATGGTAATCCTTTTATTCCACAGGTGGGTGATATAATTGTTGACCAACAGTCAGGAGCAACTGCCACAGTGGCTTATCTACAGGAACAGTTATTAGATTGTAGATTGTATGTCAAAAATAGAAGTGGGTCATTTAAGTTTGGTAATTTACACAGTGATACAAGCACCATTGCAATCAAAGATGGCGTAAGTGCGGGAGTTGATAGACTTTCAGGTAGACTTGACAATGCAAATATGTCTGGAAGTATTGCAGGTAAACTTGTTGTTGTTAAAAACACAGATAGTACAATGTTGCCTGTTACTGTACCAACATTTAGAGATGAATTAGAAATTTATGTTTACAACAATAGAACAGTAAATGGTGTTGCAAGAACGCCTAACACTCCTAATCCTTTAAACAAAGACTGGGCTCAAGTGTCTGCTTTAAAATTAGATACGACTGGAACTCCTAGTAGCTTTACAAATGAAGGAGCATATTTTGTTTACGAAAGAATGGGAACAGGACTTTACAGTTTCCAACATGGTTACACAAATCCTCAAAGAGAGTCAAGCAGATTCTTAGGAACTATTGTCAAGTTAACAAAATCTACACAAAGCGAATTGTATAGATTATTTGTTTCTGCTCCAGGTAACAATACAACAAGTAACAGTGGTAGAATACATCTAGTCACACATGGTAGAGATACTGACGGTACAACTTATGAATGGGCTAGAAGTAAAAACTATTACTTCAAGGGTGAATTCAGTGATTCTATTCCTTACTACACAAACGATATTGTGTTGTATAATGGAGCATTTTATGAAGCAAAAACAAACTTAACCGCAGGTGCTTGGGACGTAACATACTGGACATTAATTGATGCGTTCATTGACTACATAGGCTATCTACCAAATGATACTAATCTAGCAGTTACTGATGATAGCACGTTTGAAAAAACAAACTTAACAAATTATGCACACCCATTTGCAGTTGCAAAATTTGGTGACGTGATTGCAACTGTGGCTGACTTTGACAACAGCGATCCTAAAATTATAATTTATAGATTTATTAGAGGACATTATGGATTCTCACAAATGATACCAGCACCAGTCAATGGCATAGGGTTTGGATCAAGTATTGCTGTAAGCGATGACGGTTCAATGGTTGCCGTTGGTGCACCTTTGGCAGATGATAGAGCAAATGACAATGGTAAGGTATTTGTATACACAAACAATCTTGGAACGTTTAGTTTAACACAAACATTGTATAGTCCAGAAAAAGATGTTGCTGAAAGATTTGGAGCCGCTATAGACTTCAATGGCAATGATTTAGTTGTAAGTTCAAAGGGTGGTGACCTTGTTACAAACACAACGTTTGACAACCTTACAACAACTTTTGACAATAACCTAACACAATTTGAAAAAGTAAACAGTGATAGTGGTCAGGTGTTTATGTATCAACAGGTAAAAAACAAATTGCTATACGCAGAAAAATTTAATTACAAAAATCCTGCAACTGAAAGATTTGGTGAATTCTTGTTGTTTAATGAAAACCACGTTTATGTACCAATGCCAGAACTGTCCATCACAGATGATAACTTTATTGGAACATTAATTGATTTCAAGAGAACACGTGATATTATGCCTTGGGCAGTTTTACACAGTCCATTGGATCAAGTTGATCTAACAAAATTCAAAGGGGTGTTCATATATAATATCTCAGAAAATCCTGTTGCAAGAGCAATAGATTATATTGATCCTATACAAGGAAAGATAGCTGGAGCGGCGGAAGAAGAACTTACTTTCAAAACGCATTATGATCCAGCAGTATACACTAACGGTACAGCTTCGCCAACAACTGTAATTGATTCAGAAAATTATTGGAATGACAAATGGGTTGGAAGACTATGGTGGGATCTAAGCACAGCTAAATTTGTAAATCCTTATCAAGGAAATATAATCTATAATACAGCTAATTGGAACAAGTTATTTACAGGAGCATCAATTGATGTTTATGAATGGGTTGAAACAACACTTACTCCTACCCAGTGGGCCGCACAGGCAGATACAGAGGAAGGACTCACAAAAGGAATAAGTGGTACTCCTAAAGACACATCAACATTTGTACAGATACAAAAATTTGATAGTGTTGCAAAGAGCTTTTTCAACAAATATTACTATTGGGTAAAAAATACAAAAATTATTCCTCAGGTAACGTTTAGAAAAACATCTGCTTATGATGTTGCACAATTAATTCAAGATCCTGCAGGACAAGGACAAAGATTTGTTGCACTTTACTCTGACAGCAGATTTGGTTTATACAACTGTGAAACACTTGTAAGTGGACCTGAAAATGCAATCAACTTTAGATACTGGACTATTGAAAACAAAGAAATCAATACTCATAATCAATATCAATTGATCACTGAAGGTTTAGATACAAGCAGACCAAACAGAGATCTTGAACGCAAATGGTATGACAGTTTAATAGGTGTAGACACCAACGAAAGACCTGTACCAGATACTGTGTTAAGTCCTAAACAAGCATATGGTATTTTAGACAGACCAAGACAAAGTATGTTTAAAAATAAAACAGAAGCATTAAAGCAAACTATAGAAAGAGCAAATAGAGTTTTACTACAAAACTTAATTGTAGATGAATACAACTTGACACAGTTCTTAAGTAAAGATCCAACACCTACTTTGTTAAGTAGGAAGTATGACAAAGCAATTGACACTTATGCGGAAATAGGTTTAGTAGGAGTTTCCAATGTTATTCCTGCTGTCCTTACTCCAGTGTTTGTTAACGGAAAACTTACAAGGGTAGATATAACAAACGGTGGTAAAGGTTACATCACTGTTCCTACATATGAGTTTGGTAATGTTGGCAATGGAACTGATGCAGAAATTACTTTGACAATGGATGCCAATGGTACTATCACAAGTGCAACAGTAAAAAATGAAGGACAAGATTATGGACCTAACACAACACTTGAAGTTAGAAAATATAGTGTATTGGTTAGAACAGATGAAAGTGTAAATTCAAGATGGTCCATATACGCATATCAAAGTGTTTCTAAAACTTGGTCAAGAACTACAAGTTCTGCATATGATGTAACACAATGGTGGAGTTACACTGATTGGTATGATGTTGGATACAGTGAATTCACTGAAGTTGATTATTTGATTGATTACTCATATGAACTTGATTCATTGACTGACCAAGTAGGTGATATTGTAAAAATTTCAACCATAGGTTCAGGTGGTTGGTTGTTGTTAGAAAAAATTAGCAACGATGGTTCAGACTACACAACAAAATATAAAACAGTTGGTAGAGAAAATGGAACTATTAGATTAAGCAACAGCTTGTATGATAGTGCTAATAGTAACATAGGTTATGATGGATTAAGTTATGATACATCATTCTATGATAATCAACCAACTAGAGAATTAAGAATTATTTTAGAATCCTTAAGAGATGATATATTCATTAACGATCTTGCTGTTGAATACAACAAGATGTTTTTTGCAAGTGTTAGATATGCTTTCTCAGAACAAGCAAATATTGATTGGGCATTTAAAACAAGTTTCATAAAAGCAAAACACAATGCAGGAGATTTACAACAAAAAGTTAATTTCCAAAATGATAACTTACCAAGTTACGAGGATTTTGTTAAAGAAACTAAACCTTATAAAACAAAAATTAGAGAATATGTTAGTAACTATACAAAAACAGAATTAACAAACAGTGGTGTTACAGACTTTGATATTCCTCCGGCATACAGCATCAATGATGGTAAGATTGTACCTGCAAGTCTAAAAGTTAATAATGATTTAATTGTAGGTCAAGATGCTTCTATTACAACTTACCCTAACAAATATTGGGCTGACAATGTTGGATTTGAAGTATTAAGAGTAAACATCAAGAATGGTGGTACACAATATTTAGAAACTCCTTTAGTTAAATTTGTAGGTGGAGGTGGTAGCGGTGCTGTGGCAAAAGCAACACTTGGTACAAATGGAACAATCAAATATATTACTGTAACAAATCCAGGTAGAGGATATCTGTCTGCTCCAACTGTAACCATTGAAGGAACTCAAGACACATCTGGAATACCAGCAGTTGTATCAGCTCAACTAGGAAACAGTAAAGTAAGATCTAATCATATAGTAAGTAAATTTGATAGAGTAACAGGAACGTTCTTAATTACAACATTAACGGAAGTTGAAAACTTTACTGGCACAGGCAGTCAAACAATTTTTGATCTTAAGTTTCCTATGGATCTAAGAACAACAACGATTACTGTTACAGTGGCAGGAATTGAATCTTTACAAAGTGAATACAGTATTTCAAATGTTGAAGACACAACTAAATCTTATATAAGAAAAAGAGGAAGAGTAACATTTACAGAACCTCCAGCAAACAATAGTGCGATAGTTATAACTTACAGCAAATCTATTGAAATGTTGCAAGGACAAGATAGAATCAACTTATTTTATAATCCTACAACTGGAATGCTTGGTAATGATGTATCACAACTAATGGACGGAATAGATTACGGTGGAGTTGAAGTTAAGAGTTTCACATTTGGTGCAGGTACTGGTTGGTCAAGTGAACCATACTACACAACAAGTTATGACACATATGATAACACGTATGAAGATGAAGTGTTCACACTTGACGGAAGTACTAATCTGTTTACATTGGCTAAACCTTTGGAAAATGGTGTTGTGTACAACGTGTACAAAAATGGTGTTAGAATAGATGACGTAAATTATGATGGAAGTACAATTGGTACAACAGGTAATCCAAATGCAGTTATGTTACCAATCACAGGTGCTGGACAAACAACTATACAATTAGATGAAACTAAAGTACCTACTGTTGCTAATGATGTAATTGTAATTAGAAAATCTACAAGTGATGGATCATTTATTCCTGATCCAGATGGATATGATACTTTACTTCAAGGTGGAGATCTTGCTTATGCAACTGCACGTGGTTTAGCGGCAGAAGAAATTGTTGTAGATGGTGATGGTTTTGTAACACCATTGACTTCCAAAGGTCCTGAAGAACTTGTTCCAGGACAGGTGCTTGATACTTTAGATATAAAGGTTTATGATAGAACAGGTGACGGATCAAGTATATTGCACAGCTACAATTACTTGGGTGACGGTAATAACAAAGAATTTGATATTAATTTTGTTCCAATGAGTCAAAAAGATGTTTGGATAAAAGTTAATGGCACAATTTACAGTGATAGTCAATTCAGTGTTGATTATCAAAACAAAAAAATTAAATTTACAACTGCTCCAGGATTAAATCATCCTGTGCATATTATTACAATGAGCAACAATGGTGAGAAAATACTTGACATTGATACTTTTGTAGGTGATGGGTCAACAGCACAATTTGTTGTTCCTGTAAAATATAAATCAACTTTAAGTCATTATTTGACAGTAGATGGTGAAACTGTCAACGTAACTTTAGCAGAAACTGATACAACTTACACAGGACAAAAAGGAATGAGTGTGTTTAAGTTAGGTACTGCTCCGTCCAATGGTGCTGTTATACAATATGCAATATTTGATAGTCCAAGTAAAAGTTTCTCACAGATTACAACAGACACATTTACTGGCGATGGAAACACAAAAGCATTTACTTTAGCACAGGCTCCGTTTACACAGGAACCTTTAGAACATAATGTTATTGTAAAAGTTGGAAACAATATTTTAAATGCAGGATACAATCAAAGATTTGTTGTAAGTGCTACTAGAGAATACAAACTTAAAGACTATCAAATACCACAAGCTGGTATAGATGCAAACAAAGTTAGAGTGTTCTTGAATGGGGAAGAGATTACAATTACACAAAGCTGGAGTTGGAATACTTTCAATGCCACTGTAAACTTATTCAGTGATGTTGGTGTTGCAGGAGATATTTTAAATGTTTACATAAGAAATGATGGAGATTACGCATTTGGATATTTTGATAACAATGGACTATGGGTAGCTACTCCTAATCAAATACATTTTGATACTGCACCAGCAAACAGTTCACAGGTAACAGTATATCAATTTAGTAAACATGACATTAGAAAAATAGAAAGAATTAACCTTGATGTTGTAACAAGAAATCCAATTACAATAGGCACGGATAATTATGCTGAATATCATCAATTGACAAATGGAATAATTAAATTACGCAAACTTGCCATTGATGCTGAGTATGTTTGGATAGTTGTCAACGGCACATTGTTGACTCCTAGTGTTGATTACTACTTACAAGATGATAGACAGACTGTAAGAATTGTTACAGATATAAATGCAAATGATGTTGTTGAGCTTATACACTTCTCAAACGATGTAATAGTTCCTAAATTTGGATACAGACAGTTTAAAGATATGTTGAACAGAACACACTTTAAACGTTTAGGAGATGATGTTGAATACACATTAGCGGAAGATTTAAATTGGTATGATACAAAGATATTTGTAACAAATTATGACGATTTACCTACTCCAAACAAAGACAAACAAATTCCAGGCATTGTGTTTATTGGTGGAGAACGCATAGAATATTACTTGAAAGAAGATGGTGTATTAAGACAGCTTAGAAGAGGAACTCTTGGAACAGGAGTTAAGACTAAACACAACAAAGGAAGTATTGTGTTAGATCAAAGCAGAGAGCAAACAGTTCCTTACAAAGATGAGATATTGACCTTGAATTTTACTTCAGATGGGTCAACGAAGTCATACACATTAGACTTTGTACCACAAGATCCAGAAGGATCAGGTACAGTTATGGATTTAGTTGAAGTATTTGTTGGAGGTAAGAGATTACGTAAAAATTCAGTAAGTTCATTCAATCCAGCAACTAATTTGGATAGTCCTGAAGCAGATACTACACTTCCAGCAGAATTTAGTATGACAGCAGGCAGTACTACCTTAACATTGACTGAACAACCTCCTATTAACACCAAGATTATGGTGGTTAGACGTATAGGAAAAAGATGGACTGACCCAGGAACTCCACTAAGATCAGCGGAAAATAACATTGGAAGGTTCTTAAGAAACAAAGAGGTGGCGTTACCTAAATAAATACACTTGTAGGATATTAATATGATAGACAATTTTAATGACAAATCAGGAGTTCTTTTGCAAGGACACATAAAGATACACAATCCAGAATCTGGAGAAATTCTGGTTGATAAACGTAATGCTATTCACTATGAAAACATGAGTATTTCATTAGCTGAATCATTAGCAAACCAAGGGCAAGGAATGGTATATTCAATGGCTTTTGGTAATGGTGGAACATCCGTCGATCCAACGGGTATAATTACATACCTTTCACCCAACTCAACAGGAACAAATGCTAGTTTATACAACCAAACATACACTAAAGTAATTGACGATAATTCAATCAACAACACAGATCCTACAAGAAACAAGATTGAAACACGTCACGTTAGTGGTACAAACTACACAGATATCATTGCAACTTGTTTGCTTGATTACGGTGAACCTTCAGGACAAGATGCATTAGACAATGCAACAGGTTCAGACAGTTTATATGTGTTTGACGAACTAGGTTTAGTAAGTTATGCAACATCAGGTACAGGTAGATTACTTACACACGTAATATTTCACCCAGTACAAAAAAGTTTAAACAGATTAATTCAAATAGACTACACAGTTAGAGTACAAAGTTTAACTGGTTTTAACGAGGCGTAATAGATGGCTTATACTGTAAATTATACAGACGTTGCTAATAAAGGTAGCATTAGTGTTGAAGATAATACTATCAACCAACAAACATCTCTGTCCATACCAGGCAGAAATACCACAGCATACGGAACAGCCATTGCAGAAAACTTTTTACATCTTTTAGAAAATTTTACAAACAGCACAGCACCAGGTAATCCAGTTGAAGGACAACTTTGGTATGATAACACACCAGGCGTTGATCAATTAAAATTATATGATGGAACAACTTGGATAAGTGCTTCAGGACTTAAGAAAGCAACCAACGCCCCAGGCGCCGCACAATCAGTGACAGGTGACCTTTGGGTAGACACTGACAATCAACAATTATATTTGTACACAGGTTCGGGTTGGGTGTTAGTTGGTCCTTCATTCAGTGATGGACTTTCAACAGGAGTAAGAGCAACTTCTATTACAGGAACAAATAATGTTGCATACACTTGTTTGATAGTTGAAGTTAGTGCAAAAACTTTAGCAATATATTCAACAGCAACATTTACACCTAAAACAACTATACAAGGTTTCACAACAATTAATCCAGGATTTAATTTAAGCACAGCAGACATCACAGGCTCTGGTGCAGGAAAATATTATGGAGTAGCTGAAAAGGCCGAAGCACTTGTGATTGGAAATGAAACTATTCCAGCAACAAATTTTATACGTAATGATGCATTATCACAAAGTTTATATCCTATCACAGTAAAAAACAACGGTGGTATCACAGTTGGTGCTTCAAGTTTTATGACAGTAGGTGTTGAAGGACAAGCAGGAATAATTAGTCACCAAACTTCAGGATCAAACATTGATATCAGAGTAAACAACAATGGTACTACTGAAACAGTAATGAGAATAGATTCAACTTCAAAAGTTGGAATAAACAATTTATCTCCAGATCAAGCATTAGATGTTACAGGTAACATACAAGTTTCTAATTCAATGCTTGTAGATGGAACAACTGATGCCACTACAATCAATACAGGAAGTTTAATTACAAAAGGTGGTGTAGGAATTGCCAAAAGATTATTTGTTGGAAGTGATGCCAATGTAGCAGGATTAACAACAACAGGAAATATTGTACCTAATGCAACAACCACAAGGAATTTAGGAACACAAAACGAACAATGGTTAAATGTATATGCACAAAACTTTGTAGGTAACCTTACAGGTAACGTAACAGGTACGGTATCAGGACGTTCAGGATCTACAGATAAACTTGCAAGTGCAACTACATTTAAAATGACAGGAGATGTAACAGCACCAGACTTTACATTTGACGGACAAGATTCTGCAACAAAAACTTTTACAACAAGTATTTCAAATGCTTTTATTAGTAACAAAGCAGAAGTTTCAAGTTCAGTATCAACAGATGAATTATTAATTAACAGAACATCTGGTGATACAGGCGTTTATAAAATATCAAGAACAAACTTGTTCAAAGCTATTCCTACTTTACCAGTTGGTATGATTACACCATACGGTGGAATTACTGAACCAACTAATTGGTTATTTTGTTATGGACAAGAAGTTAATATTGCTGACTATCAAAATTTATTTAATGTAATAGGATATCAGTTTAAAGACCAGTCATTGGTATCAGCAGGAAAATTTGCTATTCCTGATTTTAGAGGCAGAATGCCACTAGGTAAAGATAACATGGGTGGCGGAAGTGCAAACGTTGTTACTGATTCATCAGCTGACACAGTAGGTAGTGTAAACGGACAACAAACACAAACATTATCAACAAGCAATCTTCCAGAACACGAACACGATTTAAGAGGACCAAGTGGAGACCAGTATTACACAATTAGAGATATATCTGGAACTCCAAATGATTCACAGGGTATAACTTATGATGCTCCAACAGGCACAGGAGCAGGCCAGGCATATCCTACTTCAGGTGGTGTGTTGACTAACAGTAGTTTAGGTAATTCATTTAATATTATGAATCCTTACATGACTGTGAACTACATAATTTACGCAGGGGAAAACACATTTCTAGCAAGTTAAGGATAAACTATGGGATATAAATTAAACAAGACAGACGGAACATTATTAGTAGATTTAGTTGACGGACAATTAGATACCACTACTACTTCCATCGGTCTGATTGGAAAAAATTATACAGGATTTGGTGAAACCCTAAACGAAAACATGATCAAGATGTTGGAGAATTTTGCCAACACATCAGCACCATCTGTTCCATTGAAAGGACAGCTTTGGTATGATACTGCATCAGCAAGAATAAAAGTTTATGATGGCACTTCATTTAAAGAAAGTGGAGGTCCTATTGTGTCTACTTCACAACCTAACAACATGGTGTCAGGAGATTTATGGTTAAACAGTTTAACAAATCAATTATACTTTTATGATGGAACTGATCTAACTTTAGCAGGACCAGTATACACAGCACAGCAAGGTAAATCAGGATTTGAAACTGTCACAGCATTAGATACACAAAACAATAGTAAAACAACTGTAAGATTTTTTATAGGTGGCACACTTGTAGGAGTTTTTGCAAACGAAGAATTTACTCCAGCAGTAGGATACACAGTTCCAGGAATAACTGGAAATATCAAAAAAGGTTTTAACTTAATAGATGGTGTAAACTTTGTATACAGAGGCACAGCAGATTCGGCCTTGTCATTGACAGATAGCCAAGGAAATACAAGAACACCAGCACAGCTTTTACCAGCAGATTCAAATGGTGTAACAATAGGAACTTTGACAGTAAGTAACTCAGGTGGACTTACAATAGGAACAGCACAAAACAACATACAAAAAATTGTTGGTACAAGTTATGTTACAGAAAATCAACTTTCAAATCATGATTGGAAAGTAAGAGTTAGAAAAACTACAGGTTACGTTGATGCAATCGTTGTTGATACTGATCTATCTAATGTAGGAATATTTAAGTCACAGCCATTACATACTTTACACGTTGGTGGAGATGTTAAAGTTGACGGACAATTAATTGTTACTGGTACAACTACAAGCATTGATACACAAAATTTAAGAGTTGAAGATAAGAATATAGAACTTGCAATACAATCAGACAGTACTGTAGGCAACAATGCCGCAGTAGATGGTGGTGGTATTATTCTAAAATCATCAGACTTAGACAAAGAATTTGTTTGGAGAAACAATACCCAATCTTGGACATCAAGTGAAAACATTGATCTTGCCGCAACTAAAGGTTTCAAGGTCAACGGAAACGAAGTGTTAAATGAGACAGCTTTAGGATCACAGGTTACAAGTGCATTAGGTTTAACACAGATAGGTACACTTACAACTTTAAGTGTAGATAATATTACTTTAAATGATTATGCCATATCAACATCAGGTGGTGGATTGCAGATCACAAGTGATGGTACTATTACAATCACTAACAATCAAAAGATTACAGGACTTGCAAATCCAACTACTGATACTGATGCTTCTAACAAGTTTTACGTTGATGATTCAATTGACAATGAGCCAGTAATTGTTCCATTGGATATTACAGGACTTACAAACGCCAATATTGCAACAATTATAGAAGACATTTATCCAGCGGCAAATAAGAAAAATGGATCATATGCTTATGTTCCAACATCAACATTAACTGGTGCAACAGTTAGTGGTATTGATGTAAACTCTGTTGCTAACAAATCTTTCATAGCAGTTGATGCCAATGGTGTGCAAAATCAGAGTGTTTTGCAAGATATTGCGTTTAATAATGCATCAGGTACAGTTAGTTCATCTGTTGCTAGAGGCCTTAAAAGGTATAAAGTACAAGCAGGAGTATGGGTATTTGACACAGATCTAGGTAGTAGCGGCGGACTGTGGTAAAAGATAAATAGTTACATAGGGGTTATAGAATGGCATATACTATAGATAGATACAGCGGAGTTACACTTACAACGGTGGAAGACGGTACAGTTGATCAAACTACCGATATTAAACTTGTTGGTAAGAATTACGCTGGATATGGTGAAATACAAAACGAGAATTTTTTACATTTATTAGAAAATTTTAGCGGTACATCACAACCACCGAAAGCAATTTCAGGGCAAATTTGGTTTGATCAAACTGCAAGTAAATTAAAATTTTATGATGGTTCTAGATTTAGAACAACAGGTGGTGCAGAAGTAAGTGCTACACAACCAGCTGGTTTAGCCACTGGTGATCTATGGTGGGATTCTACTAACCAACAATTATATGCTTACAGCGGATCAGGATATGTTTTAATTGGTCCACAAGGTGCAGGTGCAACTGTAACACAGATGAAATCTGCAACAATCAGAGACACCACAAACACAAACAGATTAGTTATTAAAGCGATTGTCAACGACGAAGTAATATTCATTATTAGTGCAGTATCATTTACAATAGATAGCACAGATCCATCAAATGCTGTAACAGGTTTTGATGTAATCAAAAAAGGACTTACTTTAAGAAACACAATGAACGCAACAGGAGGTGTAACAAGCACCACTGATTACTATTGGGGTACAGCAAGTAACTCATTAAAACTTGGTGGATATAGTGCATCAGATTTTGCTTTAGCAGGATCAGGAGCATTCAACAGCCTAGTTACATTTGCAGATGCTGGTATTGCCATTGGTGATTCAAGCGATTTAAAAATTTATGTTGAAAATGACAATCAAGGAGTAATTCAAAACGAAGTTGGACAAATGATCAAGTTCAAGGTTGATGATGCACAAGGAACTGTGCATGAGCCTGTACGTTTAGAAGCAACAGGTTTAAATCCATCAGCAAACTTACAATACAATTTAGGAACATCTACTTTACAGTACAACTCAGTGTTTGCAAGTTCTTTCAACGGAACTGCAACAAAAGCCGCTACTTTACAAGTAGGTACAAATTTTAGATCAGGATCAACTGCGGCAACAAATAACACGGTTGCAGTTAGAGACGGATCAGGTAACTTGGTAGCAAACTTATTCACAGGTACAGCTACACAGGCACAATACGCTGACTTGGCAGAGAAATATACAACTGACCAAGAACATCCAGTAGGAACAATTATGACTATTCCTACTATGAGAGATGGCGATATGGGTGATGCCGAAATGATAGCTTGTGATTTAGATGGAATACCAACAGGTGTTATATCCGACAAACCAGCATACTTAATGAATGCTGAAGCAGAAGGTCAAGCAGTAGCACTTAAAGGTAAAGTTCCAGTTAGAGTCACAGGTCCAGTATTCAAAGGCGATCCGATTTATTCAAACATCGACGGTGTGGGTTCACAAATTATCCAAGATGGTAAAATGATTGGTATTGCACTTGAAACAAACGAAGACGAAGAAGAAAAATTAGTCGAAGTATTTTTGAAGGTGTAATTAAATGGCAATAGGTGATATTATCACAGCGGCAAGGTACAACAACTTGCAATCAAGAGTAGCAACGATAATGGGAACAGGGTCAGGAGACGATGGCTACGGTCAAACTCTAAATTCTGCTCAGGTTGCCGCGAGTGCAACAGTAAACGCAACTGATATGTCCACCCTTTACACAGATATTGCAAATGGCAGAGTACACCAAACAGGAGTAACACCAACTGAGATAGCTATTATTTCACAATCAGATGTTGTGTTAGATAGTGATACTATTAATAAAAAAGGTGTTGCACAATTTGAAAATTTAACTACTACCTTAGAGAATGAAAAGTTTCAAATACATTCATCACAAGGTACAGCAGAAGCGGCCATTTCCGCTCAGTACACATCAAACTGGAATGGAACATTAGCACACTTAATAGATGTAACATTTACTGATGCAGATCATAGAAGACAATTTTTTAATGCTGGTGGAGAAATCCGTACAGCGGCAAATATTGCAAAAAACAGTCCACCTGCTAAAACACTTGACTGGATGACCATGCTTTCAAACATGGGTACAGTGAAAATGGGTTACACTTCAACAAGTGCAACAGGATCAGGATCAGGTACAACTGTTGGATTTCATGATCTAACTACATCTTTTCAGGACTTATTTGTTAAAAATGGTACTGGTTTGTATGCGGCCAACAACTATACACTCAAAGGCAGAATAGTTGGAACCAATCAAGTTCAATTAAGAGCTGAATTTAATGACGCAAACACAGGTAATCCAAACTATGATGAAGATGTTGAAGGTACTTTAACAAGTACGGTCACTCAATTTAGAGCAACTGGCTCTTATGTTTCTGTTCCAACACCAACTTACCAAACAAACGCTGGTTCAAACTTAACGTAACCAATCACTTTTTTATCTAAATAGTAGTAGCAACTGGATTATTACTATGGATGAACGATTACAAAAAGCATTAGATTTTTCAAACTACATGGTAACTCTTAATAACCAAAAGAGAGTGCTAAAGGAACAGTATTTTGAAAACAGAATTCATTACTTTAACGGTGGACAATTTTCTGTAACAAATGAATTGTTATCTTTTGTAGGATTGCTATGCGAAAAAGGTGACACAACTAATATCCCTATCATTGACGATAATGATGTTCCTGTGAAAATACCTGATCTCAATGTGTTCTTTGATGACATCATGGATGTCTACTTTCAATCTTCAAATGAATATCACGCAGAGTATGAAAAAATTAGAACTAAGAGAAAAGTTTCTGGGTTGGTAGACTATGACGAAGACAAATAAAGGTGCATTAATCTTTGCTAGAAACAATGCTCAGATTGATTATATAAAACAAGCACGTTTTTCTGCACAAAGAATAAGAAAACATTTAGATATCCCAACTAGTATTGTTACTGATAGTGTTGAATATTTGCAAAACACTTACAAAGACTACAATGAAGTGTTTGATCAAGTAATAGAAGTACCATACAAAACAGAATTTACAAATAAAAAATATTTTGACGGTAGCGGAGTGTTCAAACATCTGCAATTTAAAAATGATTTACGCACAAAAGCCTATGAACTTACTCCTTATGACGAAACTTTATTATTAGACAGCGATTATGTAATTGCAAATGATTTGTTTAAAAATTGTTTTGCACAAGAACACGATTTCTTAATATACAAAGATGCAAAGGATCTTACAAATTTCCGTGACACAGAAGAATTTCAAAAGATAAGTGATACAAGTGTAGATTTTTATTGGGCCACTGTAATATATTTTAAAAAATCAGAACAAAACAAAATATTTTTTGACCTAACACAGCATATACAAGAAAACTGGGATCATTACAACAGCATATTCCAAGTAAACAAAGGAATATTTAGAAATGATCATGTGTTTAGTATAGCAATACACATCATGAATGGTTATCAAAAGGGTGACTTTGCACATAAGTTGCCTGGAATAAAATATTATACAGCAGATAGAGATATCTTATGGGATCTTGAAGATGATAATTTTTTCTTTTTGTTAGAGAAACAAAATCATCTGGGAGAATATACACCTTTGCGTATCAAAGGTAGTAGTGTTCATGTTATGAACAAATTTAGTTTGAACAGAATCATAGATAAAGGAGAAATGTAATGGAAATAATCTGGGCTTTAATGTTGCAGGTATGCAGTTCGTTAGGATGCCAAGATCAAATGGTTGCAGAATTCAACACACAAGATAATTGCCACATAGCACAATGGCAACATGAACAAATTCCAACTGACGGTGCTTGGAAAAGTGTTGAGTATAAATGTATACCAAAAGGGAGCATAGGTGCATAAGATAGTTTACGTAACAGAGGAACATATTTCCTGTACAGGTGAGAATGATGATCACCCTAAGGTATATTACACACTTAAAAGTGGAGAAGCAGTATGTATGTACTGCAATATTAAATTTGTATTGAAAAAAGATGACTAAAGGATTTGTATTAATAGCACAAAACAGCGAATATGACTACGTACAACAGGCGTGTGCGTTGGCAATGAGTATACAAGCTACTAATGAAGCAAAGATTTGTTTAATAACCAACGATAAAGTGCCATCTAGGTATGAAAAATTGTTTGATGTCATAAAACCTATACCTTGGTCCGATGATGCACAAAGCAAAGATTGGAAAGTAGACAACAGATGGAAATTGTATCATGCAAGTCCATATGATCAAACTATTGTGTTGGATACAGATATGCTTGTACTACAAAATTTAGACAGTTGGTGGAAATTTTTAGAGAACTATGAAGTGTTTTATGTAAGTAACGTGCAAACATATCGCGGAGATACAGTAGTTGACAACTATTATAGAAAAACATACAAAGCAAACAACTTGCCAAACATATATGCAGGATTTCATTACTTTAAAAAATGTGCGTTTGCAAAAGAATTTTACACAATGTTAGAAATTGTAATGAACAACTGGGAAATGTTCTATGGCAAATATGCAAAGGAACAATATCAAAAGTTTTTAAGTGTTGATACAAGCACAGCCATTGTAACAAAAATATTAGATTGTGAAGATAGGATTACTAACAGCAGAGTTAAATTTCCTACTTTCACCCATATGAAAACACACATACAAGGTTGGAAGAATGCCAGTGCAACATGGCGCAGTAGAGTAGGTGCTTACTTGACAGACAACTTAGAACTTAAAATAGGCAACCATTTACAATCAGGAATATTTCATTACACGGAAAAAGAGTTTTTAGATGATAATAAAATTAAAAAATACGAAAGGTATCTGAAAATATGAAACTTTCGATAACATTAAAGAATGAGAGATTCGCTGTGTTTAATCCAGACACAGGGGAGCTACTGTCTTTGCCCAATGAAAAACCAACCCAAGGGTCTTACATACCAGTTGCTGAAGAAGATGTAAAACCTATTTTAGAGGGCAGAGACAGTATGCAATTTTATTATGTGCATTATATTAAAAGAGCAAAAACATATGAGCTAAGACAAAGAGCAAATCATGACATTGATAGTTATTTTGTTGATGATATGATTTATGAAGTGCCAACAAGCAAACAAGATAATGCAGATATAACAATAACAAAAAATGTAAAAGATACGTGTTGGAAAGTTACAGTAGGAGGAGAGTTGTACGAAAATATACTTGCACAAAAAATAAGTTTGGGCAACAGTAGGTTTAGTTTTAGTTGTACCAAGAAGGACGATCCTAATATTTTGTATAAAACAATTAAATTTACATTTGATAAATTGATAGACGGTAAGTACATTGTTGTTCCTTTCAGCGAAAAGTTTGAATTTAATAACGATCCTATTGGAGTGTATACAATTAAAAAGTTTGAAAAGTATGCGTATGAGGTGATAGAATGAAACTAAACATAGCAGAGCAAGATATTATATTTTTAAGTTATGATGAGCCTAACTGTGAAAAAAATTATGTTGACCTTGTGTCTAAATGTCCATGGGCTAAAAGAGTGCATGGTGTAGAAGGATCTGATGCGGCACATAAAGCCTGTGCTGAATTGTCAGAAACTAAACATTTTGTTACAGTAGATGGTGACACTATCATTGATCCTAATTTTCTAAATGTTGTTTTAGACTTAGATGAAATGGGAGTTGATGATGATTATCAATTTAGTTGGTGTGGCAAAATTAACATCAATGGACTAAAATATGGTAACGGCAGTTTGAAAATGTGGACCAAAGATTTTGTTAAAAATATGAAAACGCATGAAAATACAGATGGCAGTGATGATACGCAAATAGAATTTTGTTACTTCGATAATTACTATCAAATGAATGACAACTTTAGTGAAAGTATTATTAATGCAACACCGCACCAAGCCTGGAGAGCAGGATTTAGAGAAGGTGTTAAGATGAGCTTAAACAGAGGAACAAAAGTTCAAGACGTTGCAAACGAAACATGGTGGCAAAATTATCATAGACTATTGATATGGATGAATGTTGGCATGGACGTTGTTAATGGTGAATATGCAATACTTGGAGCAAGAGAAGGTTGCTATAAAGTTTTAGGAACAGATTGGGATCACAGTCAGACCAGAGACTTTACAATACTAAACCAACTATGGGAAGAAAAATGTTTTAAAGAATCGCCAGCTATAGAACGTATTACGCATCTTGGACAGAAATTACAAGAGCTAGAATTACCTATTAGCAAACAACCTCTTGATGCAAAGCAAAGTGAATTTTTCAAAACAGTTTACATCAACACCGAAAGGGTGCTTGGTAGAAAGTTTTAATGAGTGAATTAGATAAAATTAAACAGTTGATGCCTTTTATCGAAGATCAAACTTCGAAAACATTCTGTTTGGCCAAATGGCATCACACAACAATTTATCTTGCAACAGGCGAAACGCATAGTTGTTATCACCCTGCTCCGCATAAAATACCTTTAGAAGAACTTAAAAATAATCCAAGTGCGTTGCACAACACAATAGAAAAGAAAGCACAACGTAAGATGATGCTTGACGGTCATAAGCCAGATGGTTGTAGCTATTGTTGGAACATTGAATCTATGGGTAAAGACTTTGTAAGTGATAGACACATTAAAACAACAAGCATTTACACAGAAGAAAGATTAGAAGAAATAAAAACAAAAGCCGCGGACTTCAATGTCAATCCAGAATACATAGAAATAAGTTTTAGTAACGAATGCAATTTTAAATGTGGATATTGTCACCCTAAAGCATCAAGTAGATATTGGAATGAAATAAAACAACATGGACCTTATGCAAAGTCTACTGTTCATAGACAGGACATTGATTGGTTCAAGGTATATGCAAAGGAAGAAGAAAATCCTTACGTAGATGCATGGTGGGAATGGTGGCCAGAAGTAAGCAAAACTTTAAATATTTTACGTATCACTGGTGGTGAACCTTTGATGCACAAAAGTTTATGGGAACTGTTTGATAGATTAGACAAAGATCCCAAGCCACACTTACAAATAGAAGTAAACAGCAACATGGGTGTTAAGCCCAAATTGGTACAAAAATTAACTGATACTGTTAAGAATTTGAAGAAAGATGGTAAGATTCGCAGTTTTAAATTGTACACTAGCATTGATACATGGGGACCTAAAGCCGAATATGCCAGAACAGGATTAGATATTGCTTTGTGGGAAAAGAATCTTGATTATTATCTAAGCAATACAGGTTGGCCAGTAACGTTTATGATTACATTTAATATCTTTAGTGTTACAAGTTTTCATTTGCTATTGGAAAAAATACTTGAATGGAGACGCAAGTACAACAGTGATAATAACAGCACCCAATGGCAACGCATAAGATTTGATACACCTCATTTAAAGGAACCAACTATATATGACATGAACATACTGCCAAAGGAAAAGTTTATGCCATTCATGTATAAACATTTACAATTTATGCAGGCACATCAGGATGACGCTGACAGGACAAAATTTAGTTCATTGGAAGTAGAAAAATTTAGGCGTGTTGTTGTTTACATGGCATCAACACATTATGAGCCATTAAAGTTAGAACAAGCACACAAAGACTTTTATAATTGGTTCACTGAATTTGATAAACGTAGGAATTGTAGTTTACCAGGTACGTTTCCTGAACTCAAAGGATTTTACAATGATTGTTCCAAAATGGTATAGTTTCAAACCTCATCATAGTCATAAGGACGGATTGTTTGTTGATTGTAAAAAGATAATAATAAATCACAACAACATCAAACCGCCACACATTAATCAAGACGTGCAAAATACAGAATTTTGGATCAAACGTAAAAGGAAAGAATGCACAGTAGTTCTAGGAGAGAGTTGGACATATGGCGAAAGTTTAATGAATCTTGTGTCATCTAATCAACATAAATTTGACTTGGAAACACAGATAAATCATTGTTGGGGAACAACCACAGCGACTTTACTTGATACAGATTATTATCAATATGCAGTCCCAGGTAACAACAATGCAACTATTTTTGGAGCAGTTGAAAGGATTTTACAAACTGTATGTCCTCTATATGATACTGTGTATTTGCTGATACAGATGACAGAACCAGCCCGTGAAGAGATCATTGTTAATGACTTACAGGAACAAAAACATCCACTTGCAAAACTTTACGACCAAGATTATGTAAAAGGAATGACGGTGAAGGAATGGTGTGTGCAAAATGAAGATATATTGTTTACACAACTAGAAACAACATTATCAAAATTTAAAAATGTTAAAACCACTGCATGGAAAAACTTTTGCACATTACAAAACAAAAATGATTATAATTTTAAAATTTTAGAAGAAACATGGATTGAATTTAGTGCAAGGGTAAACGGACACAAAGTAAATAGCCCAGACTTTTATGTTGCAGGATGGTTACAAAATTTTCTAAAAATATTTCCTGGTATAGAGCATACTATGGAATATTTTAATCAACAATTAGATTTAATTGAAGCATCAAATAAATTTTTAAAAGAATGTCATGACCATATACCACACCCAGGATCAGGTGCACACAAACTTTGGGGTTACAACGTATTTCAACTAATGGACAAGTAATGAGCAAAACAATTTGTATTTTACCATGGATTCATATGTACGTCAATGCCGACGGAAATGTTTTGCCTTGTTGCATAGGTGATTACAAACAACCACTAGGTAATACACACAACAGAAGCATAGAAGATATATGGAACAGCCATGAATACAAAACATTAAGAAAACAATTAATGAATGGTGAAAAGCCTAGTGTATGTCATCAGTGCTGGAAACACGAAGAAGCAGGCAACAACAGTTCACGCATCAGTAACAACAAAAGATTCAAAGAAGACTTTCATATTGTGGATAAAACAAATACTGATGGTAGCTTAGACACCATGGATCTACGATACTTTGATGTGCGTTGGAGCAATATTTGTAATTTTAAATGCAGAACTTGTAGTGCAACATACAGCAGTAATTGGGCAGTTGAAGATAATCAACATGGAGACAACAAACCTGTGTACATTTTTGCAGGAGGCGACAGCAATGATAGTTTATATAATCAATTTAAACCTCACTTTAAAAATATAAAAGTTTTTTATTTTGCAGGTGGTGAGCCATTAATGACTGATAAGCATTATGAAATATTAGAACATTTAATTGAGACAGGCAACACAAAAGTAACATTAGAATATAATTCAAACGTAAGTAGATTAAAATACAAAAACAAAAGCATAATTGATTTATGGAACAAGTTTGAAAATGTTACTGTAAGTGCAAGTTTAGACAGTTGGGGATCACGTGCAGAATACATACGTGAAGGAACTGACTGGGACAAAGTTGAAAGCAATTTGCAAACAATTAAAGAAAAATGTCCACACGTTAAGATAAGTTTTAACACAGTTGTAAGCATTTTTAATTTATGCACTCTAACAGATTTTTTAAAATACATCACAGCAAGGGGATTCAACACAAACAATGGCAGTTTGTATAACATTGTTGATCCTAATTATTATAGTGTTAGTGCTATGCCACAACAACTTAAAAACACAGCCAAAAGCAAGATTGAAGATTACATGAACGATAATCCTGGCAAATTTTCACATCAACTTAAAGGTGTTTTGCGTTACATAGACAATAGCAAGTTTGATGAAAATGCTTATAAGCTATTCAAAGCAAAAACTTTTTATTATGATAAAATTAGGAATAGAGATTTTGTTGAAACATTTCCTGAATTGGTAGATGTAATTTAAACTAAAGTTAATCTATTGTCCGGTTGAGATGGTGCTACAATTTTAGTTTCGTAAAAAAACATTTTCATCCAACGTTCATTCATCTTGTATACATTGAAGAATTCTTGTCTTATTTCATATGGCCTTGCCGCGTCTTGCAGTAGTTTCTTCCATTTATCAAATGCTTCACTTACTGCGGCATCAGTAGTATCTTTCCAGTCATGTTTAAAAACTTCTTTCAGGTAAGCATAATGTTCAAAAGGATTAGGATGTCCATCTTTGAAATATCTGTTTATTAATTTAGAATCTTGTTTAAATTTTTTCTTTAGTTGATTGCTGTATAAAACATCATAGAAGCTGGGTATTAGATTCTCTAATGTTTCATGATACAATGCGTGTAACTTATTAAGTTCAATATCTTCTTTCTTAGTTTCCAGATCCCATTGATCTTTAAATGCTGTAATATCCAACATTTGTAAAAAGTGCCATTGTGTTTTATGTTTAAGCATTTCATGAGCCGCCTTTATAAAAGCATAGTCACGCAAAGATGCACCATACTCTGTAAAGTATTTGCGTACAAATTCTAAATCATATGTTGTTTGTGAATATATGTTTCCAGGCGTAAGCCATTCATCTGTGTATCTATCTTCTCTGCTTACATTAGTCCATTGTACCATAACTAGATCTTCATGTGTAAAATTATACATGGCATCTGCCTGCATTAGTGAATTAAATATGTAATGATTACCTGCACCTGCTCTGCCAAAGTTGTAAAATTCAATTGGCTCTAATTCTTTCGCAAGTACGTTTGCCCATGTGCCCCAGTTGTATCCTGTGAAGCTACAACCAAATGTAAACAATCGTTTGGGCTGATTATGTATTAATACTTTTTTCATCTGCTAACTTTCTCATTAAACATACTGCTTGTTTGAATTGTTTTTTCTTGTACTTACCTTTTAACATAACTTCAAAATTGTGTTTAAGGACATCTGAATTTTGAAATTTCCAATTGATTTGTCTATCTAAAGGCATCTTCCTTATATTATCAATTATGCCTTGGCATTGTGTCCATAATGCTCTCCATCTTTTTGTGTTGTCTTTTATGTCATCAAAACTTAAATTAAACCAATCCTTGTAAGTACGATAACCATAATCATTTAGTTTTTGATTTGCTCCTGGCTGTCCCCATATCACAAAAGGTTGCATATGGTACATACTTCTAAAAGTCTTTTCACTCCAGAACAAACTAGTACCTAAGTAATCTTCTACAAACGTTTCGTTTACTATTTGAAATAAAGTTGAATCATGCAAATTGCTGTGCAATCCAAGTGCATGATTAGTTTTAAAATCTTCTGTGTCAACTGTAAGTGGTAATGCTTTTTTAAATTTACCAAGATGCTTTTCTGTAATACCACTGTTCTTAGGCAAATTATTTGAGTAAAAATTAAGGTTGTCTGTAATTTGATCGTGGCTTACAAGTCCGTCTTTGAAATATTCACTGTTAAAAATATCATATGCACTTAAAGTTCTGTGAGGCCTATTAACTCTGCTTAGACTTAAAAATATTTTACCATACTTTTCATCTCTGTATAATTTTTTTGTTTGTTCTACACTGGTGTTAAATCTTTTATGAATTACATCAGCATAAGGAAAGTTTTTATCATTTAAAGGAATTGTAGATATTTCGACTTGTCCTTGTACCCCAAGTATCATAGGTTCAAAATTTAAGTATGGAAAAACATTAATACTTTTTTCTATTCTATGTACCATATTGTATCTTGTTAAGTTTTCAACATCTTTCATATTACTGCTGAAAAAGAAAATTCTTTCAGGATCAACTCCATATATTTTTGCATTGTGGTACAGCATATCATAATATGGTTCTTGGTGTATTGTGCTGAATCCTTCTGTACTTGCATCAAACACAAAAAAAGTTTTTTTATTCTTACGTAATTTTTTACGAGCTTTTGGTTTAATATATTGGAATATATCAGTGGTTGTTGTCCATTGTTTTGGATATGAAATTAGCACACACATCACTGTAATATCGTCACTAGGTATTTGGTTTAGGACAAATGCTTCGCGTAAATTAACAGTCGTAAGAGTAAATGTAGGTTCTACTACATATTGGTTCTGTGTTAGAAAGCCGTGAATGTGTTCCATAGTGTTTAATTTTCCATAAATACTACTATATTTATATACGCATTTAATGGTAGGAGATTAGTGTGAAGATTAGTTTTTTAGGACTAGGTAAACTAGGTTTACCTTGTGCAGAAGCAGTTGCACAAAAAAATCATGATGTAACAGGTTATGATGTAGTAAATGTTAAAAGTGACCTTGTTGCAGTAAAACAAACAATCAGAGAAGCTGTACAGGATAGAGACATTGTCTTTGTTGCTGTACCAACACCACACCACCCTGACTATGATGGTCGTCAACCTACCGCACATCTAGAGCCAAAAGATTTTTCTTATGATATAGTTATTGATGTATTGCGTGAAGCCGACAGGCATATGAATAATAAACAATTATTAGTTTTAATATCAACAGTTTTACCTGGTACGACTAGACGTGAATTTGTACCATTAATAAAAAATGCAAGATTCATTTATAATCCTTATCTCATTGCTATGGGTACAGTGGCATGGGATATGGTCAACCCTGAGATGGTAATGGTAGGCACTGAAGACGGAACCAAGACAGGTGATGCAAAACAATTAATTGACTTTTATGCAACAGTGATGGAAAATCACCCTAGGTATGAGGTAGGTACTTGGGACGAGTGCGAGTGTATTAAAATATTTTACAACACATTCATAAGCATGAAGATAGGATTTGTAAACATGATACAAGACGTTGCTGAAAAACAAGGCAACATTGATGTTGATGTAGTGACAGAAGCACTTGCTTCTAGCAAACAAAGAATAATAAGCAAACGTTACATGACAGCAGGAATGGGCGATGGAGGTGCTTGTCACCCAAGGGACAATATTGCATTACGTTGGATGGCACAAAAATTAGATCTCAAGTATGATATATTTGATGCAATCATGAATGCAAGAGAAGTACAAGCAAAAAATTTAGCTATGTATCTTGTAAAATTAGCTGAAGAGAATGATTTACCAATACTGTTAAATGGTGTTGCATACAAACCAGGAGTGCCATATGTAGATGGTAGTTACAGTTTACTGGTTGGTCATTATTGTAAAGAATTAGGATATGACTGTATGAAAGTTGATCCTCATGTGTTTCCAGACACAGGCCCTTATAGTGCGGTGGTGTTATTGGCACATGAAGAATTGTATTGTAAATTAAATGACGACAGCATCATTGTTGATCCATGGAGAAACTTCCAATCAAAAACATTTAAAGTAATTCATTACGGAAATACTAGATGAGCAGAATATTAATATGTGGCGACAGTAATAGTCTGGGCGAATGGGGGACAGTGATTCCTGGACCAGCTGTGGCAAACAATGACAATCCAGAGATATTCAAACCATATAACAAAGAAGAATATTTAAAAGAACCTCATGCAAAACCTTTCAATGTAGTGTGGCCAGGGTTTGGTTATGAATTAGATCAAAAAGGTCATGCAACAGTAAATTATAGCATAGGCGGTGGAACTAATATTGAGGCAATATTCAAAGTTGAAGAAGCACTAGGACTTGCTCCACCATTTACCAGTCCTGTATTTTACAGCCCTGATGTCATAATACTGATGCTGACTGAGCCTATACGAGATTTGACTCCACCACGTTGGCCTCCAGAAGCAGGTTTAAAAGACTTAGAAAAATATTACGTGCAAAGAGATGAAGCTGTAAAACAAGCAACAAGTATAAAAGATTTAAATGATAGATTGTTAAAAATAATTTTTGATGGAGCTCAAAAAATATACAACGAAACAAACATTCCTTGGATAATAATTGAAGGTTGGGGAAAATGTCCTGCTATTGACGACTACACTTTCATAAAATATATCCACAAAGATTGGATGTCTAAATTACTAGGACATGAGATACCATTAATGAGCAGTTGGCCAACTGTTAATTTATTACGCAGAGCAAGACCAGATCTTGCAGATGCTAGTGCAACAAAATTTTTACAAAAACATTTACCTATAGAGCAAAAGGAAACAGAATTTAAAAAAATAGTTGACGATTATGAACGCACAATAAACACCATGCAGGAACACAAACAGTTTCCAGACAACTGTCATCCTGATAGATTCATACATCAACAACTTGCTAAAGAATTGGAACCTTATGTATGATATATGTTTCATAAGTTATAACGAACCTGACGCAGAGGAAAGATACGAAAAGCTATCTAAACGTTTCCCTAGAATAAAAAGGGTACACGGCGTCAAAGGTATTCATCAAGCTCACATCACTGCCGCAAAGAAATGCTCAACAAAAATGTTTTGGGTCATAGATGGTGATGCTGACTTGTTACCCGAATTCAATTTGGATCATGTTGTAAACGAATATGATTTAGATTGTGTCCATGTGTGGCGTAGCCGAAATCCTATCAACGATTTAGTCTATGGTTATGGTGGCGTAAAACTCCTACCAAGACGACTAACCATGAACGTAGATGTAAACAGCAGTGATATGACTACTTCAATATCAGATAGGTTCAAGGCTATGCCAGACGTGAGTAACGTTACTTGTTTTAACACAGATGAATTTAGCACGTGGAAAAGTGCATTCAGAGAATGTGCAAAATTAAGTAGCAAAACAATTAACAGACAAGAAGAAGGAGAAACAAATGAAAGACTTAAAATATGGACCACTAGAGCTAATGGAAGATTTTGTGAATTTGCGATTCGAGGTGCTAATGCTGGTATGGAGTTTGGCCTTTCTGATGGGGTTGACCTTCGGCTAATAAATGACTTTGACTGGTTACGTCAACGTTTTCATATGGATGAAATGAATGATACCATTTAAAAGGATTCAGAAACTAGGACATACTAATATGTTAAACAAGAAGTTGTTTAATGTAAGCTGGATCCTTGGACGTTTTTGTAATTATGATTGCAGTTATTGTTGGCCCTATGCAAGAAGTAAAACACTTGATCATAGACCCTTTGAAGTTTACACAAGAACAATAGATGAAATAAAACGTCAAGCAAAAGCAAATGGATTTGACCAGTTTCATTTTAGTTTTAGTGGAGGCGAACCAACTACATACAAAAAATTTATAGATCTAGTTAATCACTATGAGGACTTTGAAAGTGAATATCTAAGCATACACATGACAAGTAATTGTAGTCCGGGTAAGCGTTGGTGGAAACGCTGGCTTGATGCAACACATTATCTAGATAGAAGAAGCATCACTGCAAGTTTTCATGCAGAATTTGCCGATGAAAAAGAATTTGGTGATAAACTTTTATATTTACAGGACAACGATGTCCTTGTAACAATCAATCAGGTAATGGTGCCTGAACACTGGGAGGAATATTATGAACGCAGTCAACGTTTTGGTGATAGGGGGCTTCATGTTACACTCAAGCCTCAGTCTGATCCTACTGCTAGTTTTGTCGTGGGTGGTTATACGGAAGAGCAAAAAAACATATTGCAACAGGACAATCAACAAACCACACCGCAAATCATCTTGCAAGATGATAATGGAATAGAGTATTGGATTGATCAAGCAGAAAGATTAAATGCTTATGGCTTCAATAAATTTAAAGATTGGAACTGTTGGGCAGGTTATCAAAGTTGTATAATACGAGAACCAGGCGGTGAAGTTAAACGTGCATATAGTTGCCATGATGAGCCTTTAGGCACGTTAGACGACGGATTTGAGCTGTTTAAAGCACCAATGCCGTGCGTTACTCCGACCTGTGTAAGTAGTGCTGATAGCAAGATACCAAAGGAGAGAGTCAATGTATAAAATGGTTGAATGGAATGAAACTTTGGATTTGGAAGAATTTTATCAGGAAGCAGAAAGAAGGGGTCATAGGAACAATGCAAATCAAAAATCTATGATTGATTGTTTTAAAAATGAAGACAAATGGAATGCGTGGATATTGTACAAACATGAAAAAGCTATTGGTAGTGTTGTTGCACATACATTTCCTGAAATGAATGGATATAGAATACTTGCAAGAACCTGTGTGTTGGATGGAGTGCGTGACGGAAAAGGATTAGGAACTGGTAGAAGATACATAGTTGAACATCAAAATTTAACAAGTCAATATTTTGTTCCGACTTGTATAGAGTGGTGTGGTGTAGATTCAGATATGTATGTAACCAGCAACAACGAAGAAGCAGGTTCACAGAGGTTAGTAAATAAAATATACTTTCCTTTGTTAGAAAAGCAAGGTGAATTTAGTAAAGTAAAGGAAATAAATTATAGAAACACAGAACAGATTGTTTGGAAACTAAACGCACATAAGTTTTTAGAAAATTTAAGAAAGTACCCATGTATAAAATAGAAGATATCAAAGCAATACATTTAGAAGTCACAAGTAGGTGTCAAGCAAAGTGTCCTATGTGTGCAAGACGTATCAATGGAGGTCCTTTGAATCCTTTTATGGGGTTAGATGAAATAACCATAGACAAATTTATGGAATGGTTTCCAATAGACTTTATAAAACAACTTAATCATCTTGCAATATGTGGTAACTTGGGTGATCCTATTGTTGCAAAAGATACTTTGCCTATATACGAATATTTGAGAGAAGCAAATCCTACCATGACTTTACAAATGCACACAAACGGAAGTGGTAGAACTAAAGAGTGGTGGCAAAAAATTGCAAAACTAGGAGTACAAACTGTTTTTGCAATAGATGGACTAGCAGATACTCATGCCAAGTATAGAATAAACACTGATTGGAAAAAAATAATTGACAATGTAATGACTTTTGTTGATGCTGGTGGAAAAGCAAGATGGGATATGCTAGTGTTCCAACACAATGAACATCAAGTTGAAGAGTGTAGAACTTTATCGCAAAGATTAGGTATGGAAAGTTTCACTATAAAACACACAACACGTTTTAAAGATGGTAAGTTTGATGTTCTTAATGAACAAGGACAAACAATAGATACATTATATCCAACAGAATTAAGTAAAAAGATGATGGGCAAGGTTAAAAAAGCATCTGCTGAACAGCTACCTACAATAAAATGCAAAGCAGTGAAGGATAGTATGCTGTATGTAAGTGCTTTAGGTAGTGTAACTCCTTGTTGTTGGTTAGATCAGCAGTTTTATCCGCATACACATGAGAATAGAATAGATTACATGAACAAAATTAAGGTTTGGCCTAACTTAAATAATACTACTATGAAAGATATATTTGCAAGTGGCTACTTTGACCTTATAGCTGGTTGTTGGAATACAACAGGCTTAAAAGAATGTTCAAAACAATGTGGCAGTTTTGACAAATTAAATGAACAATTCGTAGAAAGGACGTAAAATGATATTTTGGATAGGCTTTACAGTGATGGTGTTGAATGAAGGATTTGTAATAATGCGTCATGTACACCCTTGGTTTGCTAACAAAAGAGATCATCTAATTGCAACCTATGGTGCGAAGTGGAAGAAGTTTCACGCAACACTTGATTACGTATGGATAGGTGGCGTCAGTCTAGGAATCATGATAGATATTGCTAATTGGAAATTATATGCAACAGTATTAGCAACCTTCTGGAGTGTAGTTGCAGTATGCGTTTACTTACCACTGTTAATTAAGAAACTTAAAAAATGAAAAAGAAAACCCTTGCATACATAATTGGTGGTGAAGCTAGATTGGTAGCAGAAACATTTAGACAAGATGAAATATATCAACAGTTGTGCGAGAAGTACAAGGTGCATACGTATATCCACAGTTGGACACAGCTTGGTAGATGGACCAAAGCCAATGAAAAGTATCGCTTTGGTACAAGACCAGAAACTTCAAAGTTTTATCCGCCTGATTTTGAGATAGTAAAAAATTACAGGGAAGTTATCATGGAAGAGTATAGCATATACAATCCTAGGTTTATTGAAGTTGAAGATTATGATACATCTTTCAATGTTGAAAACTTTCCTTGTGGACAATATATTAGCAGGGCAAAAGCATTTAGAAGCATAGCTGGATTTAATTTAAAGAACGCAGAAAAATACGATTACGTTTGGTTAGGAAGATCTGATGCGGCGGGCAAAGGTCAGTTGCCAGAGTTTCAAAAAGGCAAAATACATTGTCCTGAAATAAGTTTTGATGACAACATTTTTAGAGCAGAAGATTGGTATTATGCAGGACCATATGATATGTTTAAAAATTTAGTTGTATGGGCAGATGATCCTATTACATCAATACAATCGATAATAAACAATCCTTGGATTATGGAATTAGGAGATAGAGTAAAGAATACACACGTTTGGCAAGCCATACTTACTGGTGATGCAGGAGAAAATATTTTTTTAAGAGATGAAATAAAATGGAAACTGTTAACTTACTAATACTTGATTACGATGGCACACTTGCAGATTGCAAGGAACTGCATCAACAGGCTTTTAGAAAGGCTTGTATGAAAGTGAATAACGCAATACGTTATACTGACGAAGAAGTAGAAGGAATGCCTACCTTTGTTAAGATTGATTATTTGAAAGCAAAAGGATATCAGTTTGACGAAACACTATTAATGGATCTTAAACAAGAATATACAATGAATGATATTAGCAAATATGTTAAGTTTGACCAAGAACTAAAAGATATATTTGTTAGATTAAGCAAAAAATATAGACTTGCAGTTTGTTCAAATGCTACTCGTAAATTTGTAGATAAAAGTTTAGCAATACAAAAGTTAGATATGTTTGAGCCTGTGTGTACAGCAACAGAACACAAACCTAAACCAGAAGTTGATATGTATTACAATGCCATGTATCATTACGGAGTATCGCCAATGCAAACAGTAATATTTGAAGATAGTCCACTAGGAATACAAGCGGCAACTTCAACCACGGCTACTGTAAAGCAAGTTAAAAATGTAGAACATTTAAAGGGGTTGTTAAATGAGTATTAAGTTAATAATGCCTATGGCAGGTGATGGAAACAGGTTCAAAGAAAAAGGATATGATATACCCAAGCCTTTGGTTCCTGTAAAAGGTATACCAATGTTTCAATATGCTGAACAACAGATAGGTATTGACTTTGATGAACGTATTTTTATAGTGCGTAAGGATCATAACATCACTGACAAAATAAAAGATTTATATTCTAATGCAACAGTCATAGATCTGGACCAACTTACAGAAGGAACTGCTTGTACACTTTACAAAGCCAAAGAACTATTCGCTGAAGGAGATAGTGTGTTTGTTAGCAACTGTGATCAAAGTGTTGCATGGGATAGCAACAAGGTTAGAACAATCATAGACAATGGCATAGACGGACTTATAGCAACCTTTACGTGTCCAGATAAAAATCCTAAATGGAGTTATGCAAAAACAGTTGCAGACAAAGTTGTAGAGGTTGCAGAAAAGAAAGCAATATCAGACAGAGCAACAGTAGGATATTATTATTGGCGTGATGCAAAACAAATGTTTAGAAACATAGATCAAATGATTGAAGCTAATGATAGGGTCAACAATGAATTTTACACTTGCCCTGTGTATAATTACACTATAAAGGAAGGTGCAAATGTGTGTGCATTTGATGTTGTTTCAATGCAAGGTATTGGGACACCAGAAGATCTAGAAAGTTACATAAATGAAAATTGATATTAATGACATAAAATTTTGGATGGATGCAATCCGCAACAGTGATGATAGAGATCGCACACTTGAAACTTTTTGGGGAGGGCAAATCAAAAGCAAGTTGTGGTTAATAGAACAACTTGAGAAACACAAAGCAATTAGAAACGCAGAATGTATCATACACGGAGGTTGGAATGGATTGTTGGCTTGTATGATATTCAATAGTGAACTTGGAATAAAACATATCACTAGCATAGACATAGATCCTAAATGTAAAGAAATTGCATCAACAATGAATAAACGTTATGAGATGGAAGGTAAATTTGAATCTGTTACAGCAGATATGTGTGAATATGAATACAAAACTAATCCTTATTTTGTAATCAATACAAGTTGTGAACACATAACACAGGAACAATATAACAAGTGGTTAGATAAAGTGCCAGGTGATGCACAGATTGTTTTACAAAGCAACAATTATTTCGAACTAGAAGAACACGTGAATTGTATGAAAAGTCTTGCAGATTTTGAAAGAAAAAGTAAATTAAAAGTTTCTGAAAAGATGGAACTAGAATTACCTAAGTACACAAGATATATGTTAATAGGAAGGAAAGATGACTAAAACTTTTTGCCCTTTGCCATGGATACATTTAGCTACAAGACCTAATGGAGATGTTAGAGTTTGTTGTACTGCCAATGCCAGTGGTGCAGGTAAAGAAGATGAAAAGACAGCAGGACTTGTTAAGAAAGATGGTATAGCAATGAACTTGCGTGACCATACAATAGAAGAAGTATGGAACAGTGAACACATGAGAAGAACAAGACTGCAAATGTTAAATGGAGAAGTGCCAAGCAGTTGCGTAAAATGTTTTAATGAAGAAGCAAAAGGTATAACAAGTAAACGCCAATGGGAAACTGAAGAATGGAAACAACGTTTAGACTTTAACAAACTTATTGCAAGTACACAAGATGATGGTACTGCACCTGTAAATATTCCTTACTTTGATCTTCGTTTAGGAAACTTATGTCAACTTAAATGTGTTATGTGTAGTCCACATGATAGTTCAAGTTGGATCAAAGAATGGAAACTACAATATCCACAGTATAAAAACAAAGATTTAATTGCAGATCAAGGTTGGGACGATCAATATGATTATACTTGGTACAAGAAAGGATCTTTTATAGATTCGATGAAAAGTCAAGCACAGCACATACAGGAACTATACTTTGCAGGTGGTGAACCATTATTGATACCTGAACACTATGCAATATTAGAATTTATGGTTGCGGAAGGATATGCAAAAGACTGTAATTTAAGATATAATTCAAATGGTTTAGAATTACCAGACAAGTTATTTCAGTTATGGGATCATTTCAAAGAAATTAGATTTAATTTTAGCATAGATGCTTACGGACAACGTAATGAATATATACGTTATCCAAGCAAGTGGTCGGACGTTGAAACCAACTTAAAAAGACTTGATCAAAATACAAAGGACAACACAGTTATCAATATTGCCTGTGCAGTACAATTATTAAATGCAGGGTACATAGATGAACTAGCTGAATGGAAAATGGATCAAGGATTTAGTAAAATCAATCCTTCAATGTTCGGCGGAGGAATAATAGGAACACATTTAGTCTATTTGCCATCATACTTGAACGTGCAAGTTTTACCTAAATCAGCTAAAGATTGGATTAAGGAAAAAGTAGAAACTTTTATAGATAGACAAAAATTTAATTTAGAATTTAATCAACATCCGTATGGAGCACAACGTTGGCATGGTTTGTTAAAATACATGATGCAAGAAGACTGGAGTCACAAGTTACCAGCTTTACAAGAATATTTAAAAGTAACAGATGAAAGACGTGGGACAGATTTTAGAAAAACGTTTCCTGAACTAGGACAGTTTATATGAGAAAAATAATTGTAACAGGCAGTGAAAGTGTAATAGGAAAAGCTATAATGGAGGGTCTGTGGTGGTTTGTTGATGATTACGAGATAATAGGACTTGATAAGAAAAATGGTCAAGATGTGCTAGACAATCTTGAGCTGATAGCAACAGCAGACATACTGATCAACAACGCATATATTCCTGTAGATCAAAACGCATTGTTTATGGCTTGGTGTAAGACAAACAAGGACAAGGCCAAACTGTGTGTAAATATTAGCAGTCAAATTGCTAGTGCAGAAGATCCTAGCAAGTTTGCAACAGAACAGTATTACATAGATAAAAAGTATATGGACGAACAGAGTGTAGAGATAAACAAGAATCATTGGAAGTGCAAAGTTAGTGTAATAAGCCCTAACATCACTAAATCAAATTTATCTGAGCTAAACCTAGCAACGGGGCCTTTTAAAAAATGGGTTGAAAATTTATATAGTACCCACGAAAAAAATGGTACTTTGATAAAAGAAGAATCAATATCAAATTGTGTAAAATACATAATTGAAAGTTGGTTAGAAGGAACACACATTTCAAGAATAGAGGTTAGGAACCCATGAAACTAACATACAAAGATCCTGCAAAAAATAATTGGTTCCTAGTCAGTTGGACATTGTCTAACAAGTGTAATTATAGATGTGAATACTGTCCAGACATATTACATAATGGAAGTACAGGACAACCTCAATGGTCAACTGTAAAAAGATTTGTGCAAAACTTTAATTTAAAAGATAAAAAAATTTGTTATAGATTAAGTGGAGGAGAACCTACTTATTGGAAACACTTTATTGATCTTGCAGAACTTGTTAAAGAAGAAGGTCACAAGTTTACCTTTGTAAGTAATGGCAGTCAAAGTCCTGAGTATTTTAAAAAGATTGCTCCTTACACAGATGGTATGATGTTAAGTTATCATAAAGCATACGCAAATCCTGAACATTTCATAAAAATTATAAATGAAAGCAAAATAGAAACTGTGATAAACATGATGTTATTGCCTAGTGACTTCGAAGAAATTTTTGCACTTGCTGAAAAAATTTATAGCTCAACTGCAAGAGCTAGTATAGTTCCTAAGGTTATAGTTGACAAAACAAGTTCTGAAAACATCACAAATGAAGTTATGACATACACAGAAGCACAAAAACAATTAATTAAAGATTGGCCTTTTTCACGTAAAGTAAATGATGAAGAATTACATAGGGGTGCTATGATGTTAAATGATGAAGTTGTAAATGCTAATGATTTAATATTGCAAGATAAAAACAAGTTTAGTGGTTGGAACTGTTGGGCAGGATTACACGGAGTCAATATAGATATGTGGGGAAATATGTATAGGGCTGACTGTCAGTTTGGCGGAGCAATAGGAAACTTAGAAAGATACAAACTGCCAAAGGAAAAAATACTTTGTGGCAAAGAAAGATGCAGTTGTTTAAGCGACATATACATAAGGAAAGAAAATGAAAAAGTATAAAATTGGATTAATTCAGGCAGTTATAGTTTTAGTGCCAACATACTTGGTAGCATATCTCACAGATAAGATGGTTTATACCATTCCAATGTTAGCGGCCGCAAGTTTTATTGCCGCATCATTTAGTAAAGACACAACTACTAAACGTATTGATGATATCTCTAAAGAAGGTAAAGATTAATGAAAATATTAGTTACAGGTAATCCAAACTATGAAGGACTATGCAAAGGCATATACGAAGCATACAATCGTAATTTTGTAGAATTTATAGGAAGATGGAATGGTTGGGATCTTACAGATTATGAAAAGGTGGCAAACTATGCCAAGTCATATGATGTATTTGTTAACAGCCAATACGGTCCTAACGGAGAACAGGTTGAGCTGTTAGATGCTGTATATGAAAAGTTTGATAGCGGACACATAATAAACATCAGCAGTACAAGTTCTTACTGGGGTGATGGTTACAGTCCTAGAAACTATATTGAAAATAAAACTTTGCTTGACGGAAGAAGCAAAAGGTTAGCAAAAAATGTATGCTGGGGTGACAGTAAAATACGGATCAGTAATATTGCTTTTGGTCAACTAAACAGTCAAAGTCAAAAAAATAAAGATGATACTAGACACAAGATAAGTTTGCTCGAAGCAGGAAAATATGTGAAGTGGGTAATAGATTCACCTCGTGATATTAATCTACATTATATTGCTTTGGATCCTATCCAAACAGGGGAGTAAGTTCTGGACAATGATCTAGTACTCTTGTATTTCTAATTTTATCTAAATCATTTGTGTAGTTTATAAAAGCATCAATATACTTAGGTGCTTGTTCAGATTGTGTATAATTTATCTTAGGTAATCTAAAATCAATCTTATCTAATATCTCGTTAGGCAAAACTCTTGGATTCAAATAAGGAGGGGCTGTAACCACATTGTTGAAATATATTTCCCAGTTGTCTTTTTTGTTTTCTTCAAACCACCAATGTATTTTATCAAGGTGTGCTATGTTGTAAGCCATCACAGTCACAGCAATAATTATTCTATCAAAATCATATTGTTTTAAATTTTCATTTAGTTGTTCAAATGTAAAGTTTTTTCCGCCTCGAATGTATTCATATAAACCATCTGTGCCTTCCAAACTCACAGTCCATTTTGTTTCCTTGTATTGTTTGGCCAATTGAGCGACTTCTTCATCTACTATTGTGCCATTAGTAGTCCAGTCTATAGTTATGTTCTTTGCTATTCCTAAATCAATAAATTTTTTAAGTATCAATTTATTTGCAGGTTCCATGTAAGGTTCGCCACCTTTGATGCTAAGATATCTCAAGTTCATGAATGGTGTTGGATCCTCAAACAGTCTAGCAACTATTTCATCGCTTTTATTGGTGTATCCGAATTCTGGATCATCTATTCTACGTCCATAGGGGTTACCGTTTTGTGCTAATTTAAGATCATCTTTTACCCAAGCACTTGAATTTATTCCATCGCACATTCTACACTTTAGGTTACAGATATTGCTCATATTGAATTCCAAAAAGTAGATATCTGTGAAGTTTTTGGAGTAATCATAATTGGTATTTTCTAGCATTGGATTCAAAATATCTTTGAAAAATAATCTCCTGCTATGACCCACAGAGAGCTCTTTTAAAGCACATTGTTGACACTCGGGCGGTAAGTGGCCCGCTCTTATTGAATCACGTGTGTATGACGCTGTATAGCTGTTTAAAAGGTCATTTAAAGACGATTCTAGCACGTTTCCGTAACGTTTTAAGTACACACCATCAGGTACTATGTCACCATTAAAACGTACCAAAATACTATGCCATGGTGCGAAGCATTTCATCGTATTTTTCTCCAAAAGCTGATCGTAGATCGCTTTCCATTTTTGTTTGAATTTCCTGTGGTGAATATATTCCTACGTTATCCCAATCTACAAGATAAGTGTTATCTCCATCTAAAAGTATATTGCTTAACACCCAATCATAGTGTGCATATGGCAAAGTTTGATCTAATGTTTCATTACAAAAAGTGTATATCCTTTTAAAAAATTTTGGTGTGTGTGGCACTTTGTTTGCCGGCGTGCCAGGTACTATATGATAATCTATGAACATACTATTTTTTGTTGTGCCATAATCTAATACATATCCTGGTATCACTTTGTCTAAAATAGATATGTGTTCTTCTAAGGCAAACTCATCATGGATATACCAAACCTTACGATATCTATCATCTAACTTGTAAACTTCTCTTTTCTTTTCTATATTCTTTTTAATTAATTCCATAGTATCCTGCCACTTCTGGTAAGTATTCCTTGATGCTACAACCTCTATTTTTATCTAACACACCTATCCACTTTTTAAATTCTTCCTGCTTTTCAATACTTGTAGGGTGATTCATCCAGTAATCAAAATGTGCAATATTATCTTTCATTGCCTGTGGTGCATTTTTTATGTGTAGACAATCTGGAGTCATTAGCAAGTTATCAAATATTTCTAATTGGTTTGCCTGTGCATATTCAACATAGTCATCATATTCTAAAACATTCATTATTTGCACAGTAGGACCTAAACTTACATCAGCTACCTCTCTAAATTTATTAAGGTTGTATTCTACAACGTCCCAATTACTACCCCAACGTATGTAATCATTTGTTCTGCCTATACCATCAATGCTAAAGTTCATGTTCACACGTTCGAATCTTTTAAGTTCATTAAAAACTTTCGGATTAAACAATGTACCATTAGTGTTAAATCTTACTTCAACTGATGGATCTAGTTTTGCAAGAAACTTGTTTAGTCCTTTCACCATCATAGGTTCACCACCTGTAAGATATACTTCTCTTAAATTAGGATTACGTGCTAATGTTTCTCCCTGCTCATCTGTATACCAGTTGTATAAGCCATAGTCAAACCAACCCCATGGGCTTTCGCCTTTTGCCTTTAGTTCTTTGTGTTCTTCGTACAAACTACTAGAACTACCTGGGTAACACATGGTACAACGTAAATTACATTGGTTTCCAAACCTTATATCCAAATGACTTATACCAGGACCATATTCTCTTGGTCTTTGACGCATACTTGGTCTACCAGCTTCTTCCATCAGCTTACATTTTTTACAAGCATCTGGCCATTCATTGTTAGCAAGTTGCTCACGTGCTTTTGTAGGTGTTTCACTTGCTAACCATTGTTCTGGAGTCATTTGTTTTATGTTTTCTTTGTTTGTCTTTTCATTACTAATGCAACACAAACGAAACTCGCCATCAGGGCGTATCATTACTTGATGATCTAAATACTTACACCTCACCGCAAGTTACCTCACAAATTTTAAACCTATTTTCACTAGACCAACTTTCAGGCAGATCTTGTGCAAAGAAAGGACTGTCTAATATAACTTCCAAAGGCATATCATTTACATTAAGCCAATCTACTTTTGATACTTCTTGTGCATAAGGGCTTTCTACTTCTCTTGGATATCTGTCAGATAGCATATAGCAACAAGGAAATACTTCACCAACATGGCTAACTTGTATTTTTCTTTTCTTTTGCCATTTACAAGTTATACATGATTTCTTGAATCCATCAGCCAAACTGCCATGTTTTTGTTTCAAATCTTTTAAACGTTTTAAATTATCTAGTTTGCTTGTATCGTATTTTATTGTACGAGCTTGTTCCCGTTTGTTGGCTTTAAATTTTTCTATTGCTTTATTAACCATACTATTCATAGCAGTAAAAGTATGTCCACCATTTATATCAAATTTTGCAAATCCCATTTTTTTACTTAATTCTTCTGCTTGTTCTAATTGATGTGCATTGTGTTCAAACACCAACATACGCCATCTTCCTAATCCACCTGCGTCTAAAAATGCTTGGGCGTTTTCCATTACCTTATTCCATTTAACATTTCTTCTGTAAAGATGATTTGTATCTTCTAAACCGTCTATGCTAAAAACTACATGAGTTGGAAATGGAAAGTCTTTTAATTTATTTGCTAGTTCATCAAAGTATTTAGGCTGTCTCATACCACCATTGGTATGTATATGGATAATAGGTTTTTTGTAGTTTTTTAAATAATCCAAACATTCAAACAAGTGTGGACTTACCAAAGGATCTCCATATGATCCATTGAATACAATCTGATTGATGTTTCTTAAAACATTCTCACTGAACAGATTTTTGAATGTTGCAGGACTCATATGTTCAAGAGGCATACGTGGATTTACTTCTACTCCACCTAAATTTCTTGAACAGTTACCACACATAGCATTACAATGAGCAGTAAAATCTACTGTAATCGTATCTATATCTTCTATATCCAAATACATGATAAGTATATTTAACTGAATTATAAGGTAGTTTAATGGATATAGAACATACAAAAACCCTGGAAACATTCTGGAAAGAACACAAAAAAGACGTAAATTTTTTATACCAAGATGTATTTGACCCAATGTGGTTAGTTGAAGAATCGCATTGGCCTTTCTTTAAACTATCAGCACTGGACAATCAACCCTGGGCTAAAATGCACAACGAAGCAGAAAGTTTGTTAGAGTCTTTTCACGATCATAGAGATGATTATGGCTATGGTTGGAAGAGCTTAACAATACATGGATTAGATGATGATACTCAAACATTAGACAGTTATGGTGATAGAGACAAAGTAATTAAACAATTAGATTGGACATGGGTAGCAGACAAGTGTCCTACTGTGAAAACTTTTTTAAAAGATGTATGGCCTATGGAGTATCTCAATAGAGTAAGATTTATGTTGCTGGAACCAGGAGGATATATTTTGCCTCATCAAGATAGAGATGCAAAAGAAAAAAGATTAAGTGTATGCAACATAGCCTTAAACAATCCTGATGGCTGTGAATTTATTTTTAAGGATCATGGAGTCGTGCCTTTCCAAGATAAAGGCGGTGCGTTTTTAATGGACATCAGCAACGTTCATGCAGTATGGAACAAAAGTGATGTACCAAGGATACACATGATAATACATGGTGAAGTTGGTAGAAGATTACGTGATATGTTTTATGTGTTAAGACAAAGTTATTATACTAATAGGGGATAAAATGTTAACTTGGTTTTTAGTAGGAATATTAGCTGGCTTGTTCATTAGATGTACTTGTAAGCCACACAAATCTGTTGACGACAAGTTCAAAGATCCTTGGAACTGGACAGGGTTCGGAGGCGGTTAATGAAAGACTGGAACAGTTTAACACACGATAGATACTATGAGGATCATCAATCAAATAATCAAGTAGGCATAGGCATACTTAATATTTCAAGAGATATAAAAAATGAATTTGTAAGTAAACGTTGTTTAGAAATGACTTACTTTTACATCAATAGAATGATGAAAATGAAAGTTGCAGATTACGTTGGCAGTTGGCACAAGGTTGAAAACATTCTCGAAAACAGTCTTGCAAAAGGACATGAATATTGTATAGTGGCCGCACAAGGATTGTTGCTTTATAGGGGTCCTAATCTAGTAGAACAAAGTTTAAAATATGCAAAAGAAAATCCTAACTTCTTTGTTTGTGGACACATCATGGACAAAAAAGGACAAAATCATTATGCAACCAAAGGAGCATATCCTGGTTTGCATAGGCAGTATCTTTTTGTTAATCTAAAAGTTTGGGAGCAACTTGGCAAACCTCCTTTTGATGAACTAGGAATATTTAGAGACAGAATGCCTAAGTTACAAAATTTTAAATTAAGTGAAGAAAAGATTCATGCTGAATATACACCTGCTTGGATTGATACTGCTGAGGGAGAAAAACATTGGACAAAAACATCAGACGGTAGTAATTGGATTGATATTGCTTTAAGGTCAAATATCAAAATTGATAATCTAACAAATGACATGAGGGCTTGTAAAGTATTTCTTTATCCATATAACAAATCAGACATTCTTTCAAAGAGCTGGATACAAAAAGATTATTGGCAAGTTGAAGAATTAAATTATAATCAAAAGGCTTGGTTACGTAAATTAGACCAACAGGAAAAGATAGAAAAGGATCGTGTTTATGCTTTTAATACAGAAACTTTATCTGGCGAAGGTAAACGCACAGAAAACATTGATCATTTGTTTAGTGTGGCCGCTGGATTCAAACCTTTGTCTATATTAAACACAAATGGATTCAATGATAACACAAAAATACATTACTTTGATTGGTGCGATGCAAGTTTATTATATAAAAGAGACCTTATAGAAACGTGGAATGGGGTCGATTTACACCTGTGGCTGTTGGAACATGATCTAAAGTATAACTTTGCCTCAACGTATAGAGGCAATTACGAGCCATTTTGGCAACAAGAATTACAAGACTTTGGTGGTGCTGAAGCATTTAAAAAACTATGGGATAGGTATGTAAACCTTGAACACAATTATTACAAAATAGATATTGTAAACGAACCAACAAACCTTTTTAATATTATCAAAGCACAGGAAGGCAACAAAGTTTTATGGACTACCAATGTATGGTCAAGTGAAATGTTGCATTGGAATCAAGGTCCAGATCAACTTAAAATCAAATGGAACAAATTTAAAAGTTTGGTACCTGATGATTTAATTTTGTATGGTGATGATTATTGTGCTATTGATATGCGTCAAAGCATACGTGACAATTTAAATATAAGTTATCCTGAATTTAATTAGTGTAAGTCTACCCAGCTAACACCAGTACGTACTTGAAGTTTGTTTGAGGTTGTGTTGTAGATAACCATACCAGCACTTACTGAACTTAATGCGTCTCTTTGCACTTCTGTTAGGTTAGCAAATTTTACTGTACTTGAGAATATTGCATCTCCGTCAACATCTAGCACGGCAGTTGCAGTTTGTTTGTTTACACCTAATCTACCTTGTGAATCAAATGTTAAGTATTTTAGATCTGGTGATGAGTTTGAACCTGCTTGGGTTACAACCTCCATTTTACCTTTCATTGTGTCTGTGCCAATTGGTGAGTTATTTGGATCTACTCTCCAAGCAATACCACCTGACTCAACAATGTTAGTTGTGCCTGTGTCATAACCTTGGAAACTTAACTTACCAATGTATTGACCAGCCACCATTGCATTTGGTGTTACTAAATTATCTTTGAATCCTCTGAATACTAATGCAGTTAATGGATCAAAGGAACTGTTTGTCTTACCAAATATTTTTAAAGCACTACCACCTGCTGAGTTATCATTGATTGTCATTGTGGTTGGTACACCAGCTGTCTTGCTTGATATAAAGAAGTCAGCCTGTAGTGCTGATAGTGTATCACTGTTGATACTAATTAATCCGTTGTCTAATCTTACAGTACTGTTGACAGCATCAACTAATATTGTTGAATCATCACCTGCTATCGTACCTTTGAAGTTTCCTGTTATACTTCCAGCAGTTATACTTGGAGCCGCAACTGCTCCAGTAAATGTTGCCGCACCTGCATTGATTTCTTTTGATGTTGCATTAAAGAAACTTGTATTATCAGTTGCCTTAACATCACCTTTAAATGTACCTGAAGCATTAATGGCTCCAGTTGCCTTGTTTACTATTACAGTTGAATCATCACCAATTATATTTGCATTTACACTTCCAGCATCAAGTGTATCTGTAATGTGTAAAGATCCAAAGTAACCTTGGTTCCATCTTAATGTTGCAGATCCAACATTTCTTGCACTATCAACATCTGGTAAAATGTGTGATTCTACTTTTGCAGTTAAATTTAATGTATCAGAGCTGGCGTCACCTACTGTTAAATTACCGCCTAAAGTTAAGTTTCCATCAGCAGTAATATTACCTGTTACTGTGATATTTCCAGTTGTGTTGATGTTACCTGTACCAACTAAATCAAAATTGTTAAGTGAAAGATTTGACCCTAATGCGGCGCCGGCTGTATCAACAGGATTACCACCCTGTGTAGTTCCGTCTCCAACAAATAGCTTTTTGGTGTCTGTAGTATAGATCAATTCACCATCTGCTGGTGTAATTAATGCTCTTTGTGAGTCTGTTCCTCTTCTTAATTTTAACGCCATTTATTACATCTCCTGGATCTGTTATATGTATTTATACCAAATAAGCATTTTACTTGCGGCGTTTTAGAAAGCGATTCGTGGACTTCTGTACGTCTTTTTTGACCCTATCAGTGTCTAGTTTAAAGTCCACGTGCTTGATACTGCTATCATACGTATGAAACAGTTCTCTGAGTGTTTTTTCTAGTTGTTTAGCAGGGTTCTTATTAACGTCTACTGCTATGTCCCATTGTTTACCGTTATTAAAACGCACCCTTAAAGAGTGTAAGTACTCTAGCGGTATTGCTCGAACATCAACGTCCCCGAATACATCGGGCCATTTGTTTACAACTTCTGGTGGAAGGCTTTTTGTTTTACGCCTTGCCACTGGATTTCCCACTTTTACTTGGGTCTAAATCCTCGGCCTGCTTTCGCAATTCAGTTGCTTCTTTAAACAGTCTATCAGCATCTGCTCTCATATTGTTTGCAAGTTGCTGATCTGTAAGCGGTTGTTCTTTTGCCGCTTCTACAGTTGCACTTGCTTCACCTGATGGAACAGTTTCAGCAGTAGCTATTGTGTCAACTGAACTTCCTCCAACTGCCAAATCAGCTACACCTACTCCTTTTTGTTCAGCGATCATTTTGTTAAGCTCGTCTAAACTTATTGTGGATGCGGTGTCTGGTGTCATTTCAACATCACTTGTAGATACTTTAGTTAGTTTACCAGTAAGATGGAATGAGTTTAACATCATGCTACCATCACCTAGTGGTGTTCTTTGCATCGCATCAGCAAGTTCGTCAGCTGTCTGTCCAGTGTTGCTTTCGATCAATGTCATTAATTTGTCATGATCAGCATCTTTGATATTTTCAGTTTGAACAACCAATGCACTATGTGGATCACCTGGTATTGTTCTGAAAACGACAGCAACTTTTCTTCCTGTCTCTTTCATTCTTCCTATGTGCTTCATATTAGCCATTTGCTTTGTCTCCTTCAGTAGGAGCAGTTGCTGGCGCAGGTGCGTCAGGTTGCTTTGCTACTTGTTGGTTTTGAATTGAAGTTAAAAAGGTATCTAACTTATTAAAAGTCTTACCTACTGCTTCAAGTTCGTTGGCTTTGAAAGCCCCACGACTTTGTGCAACTTCAATAATAGTTTTTATAACACCAAGGTCTTGAACTGTTAGTTCAGTTGCCTGCGGTGCTTGTCCCGTCTTTGCATCACCCGTCGGTGCGGCCATAGTCGGTTGTGCCGGCTCAGTTACTGGAGCCTGTGCAGTTTTGTTTTCATCTGACATTTATGTCTCCTATTATAATAGTATAATTATATACCTACTTAATACTTATTAATACTTCAAATGTGGACAGGCTAACATGAAATATGAAAGCTCTCTTTCATTTTCAAAACCAATCCTCATTTGGTTTTTATATTGGTTTTTGGAATCCAATACCATTGTTTTGCCTATGTGATATCTGCCTTTAAGATTTCCTTCAATCCATTTTCTCATTGAATCTTCTAGATTGTATTGTTGTTCTATTTCAATATATTCAAAATGTGGTGCCTGATACTTGACCTCACGAAGTCCAAAAAAGTTTAGTGCATTTGGTTTCATATTAAAATACCAATACGTTAATGATTATTAAAGAAACAATCAAGAGTGCCGTGTAGTCCCAATATGGAAATTGATCCATTAAGCCCTCTTCTTCTCGTCATAATGACAAGTGATACCAAATGGTGCCTGTAAGTTCTTGTCATGATTTGAATGAATTACAAATACTGTATCACAGTAATTATCATCACCCCAGCTATCCCAAGGATAACCATCTGTAAACATTATGAACCTTTTAGGAAGTATATCATTTTCTTTCATGTATTCCCAGTTGGCATTAAAGTCTGTACCACCGCCACCAGTAACTTTGTATTCACTCAGTTCACTTCCGTTGTCGGCAGTAAAATCTTGTTCATTGTAAACGGCTGTATCAAAGCACCATAATTTAATGTTATAGTCTTTGTACTCTTGCATGATACCTTGTACTTCACCTAAGAAGTCTTCAGCTTGTTCGTTACCAATTGAACCTGACATATCAATTGCAATACAAATATCAATAGTTTCGTCAAACTGCATACCAGGAAGGATTGCACCAGTGTGCCAACCTCTTCTGCTAGGACGAGCAAAACTGTAATCATTTCTGATTGTACTTTGTATTTGTTGTCTAAGTATTTCTCTCCAATTCATCTTTGGTTCAGTAAGATTCTTAATCATTCTTTCAATTTCTTTAGGAGTCTTACCTGCACCAGCGGCCTGTGCCGCAGACATCATGTTCTCTTTTATTTCATCTCTAATCTTAGAAAGTTCTTCTTTGCTATAAGACGGCTTACTACTCTTGCCATCTTTACTACCAGACTTGCTTTGACCATCACCTTTTTCCCAATCAATGTGTTCGTCAAGTAGTTTACCTAATTGTTTTAATTCTTCTTTGTCAGCTTTCTTGTAAAGCTCATCATATACTGCTTCTGAAGTCCAACCTTCATATTTAAAGTCTTGGTATATAGGAATATCTGCAGGTTTTTCACCTATGCCGTCTCTTACAAGTGTATTGTTTACGATATAGTCTGCGGCAATGTTATGAAGCATAGCATCTCTATCTTCACGTCTTGTCATATGGTCATATACACAATGAAGTATCTCATGTGCAATTACAAATTCAACTTCTTTGTTAGACATCTTTGCAAAGAATGGAACACTATAAAACAAGTGTCTACCATCTGTTGCGGCAGTAGGACACCAATCTGTTGCTTCTTTAATAACAAGCCTTGTAGCCATGTTACCAAAGAAAGGATGTCTAAGTAATAGTCCTACCCTTGCTACAATAATTTTATCTAAAACTTCTGCTCTTAGTTCGTCAGTAATTTCAACTTCTGGGGCATTTTTAATCTCTTCCCATCTGTCTAATACTTCTTGTTCTTTTGTTGATATATTAGTTGTCATTTGTGCCATCTTTTCCTAATTGTTATAATACTATTATATGATATTTAATTGAGTTTGTCAACCAAAAAGAGTGGGGGAAAACCGAAATTTTCCCCCTAGTATTCCAAAATATTGGATTACTTCTCCTGTGCGGCTTTAATATATTTGCCATATTTTTCATGGAACTCATCAAAGCACTCAACCTCATCTGGGTCGATTGGAAGTTGATATTGTGTAAGAGCTAACTTGATACCCATAACAACTAGTTCAGTATCAAAGTTGTCCATCGCAAAACGTAAAAAGTTATTGACTTTGTCATCAAACTTCTTATCGCTCTTATCACTGGCTTCCTTCAGCTCGTAACATAAAGATACAGTTAAGGAATACATGGCACTGATTTCTTTTGTATCTAAAGTTTTAACCTTACCAGCCAATACATCAGATGGATTAGGTAATTGAGCTGACACTTTTCTGTGTGCCATAAATTTAACGGCAAGTCCTTCGCCGACTGAACCACTAACAAGATCTGTTGTGGTTGCTTCATCGTCATCATCTTCCAAAAGCTCGGAAACAAATGACCATGAACGAGGTGTTGCAAAAGATCTACTTGGACTCTTAGGATCAAAGTCATACAAGT